CTCCTACTGTGTAATTCTTTCCAGTAGGAGAAGATTTGTTTGCCAACGATAGGCGCGTACTAGCCATAGCGATCTCGTAGTCAGCCTTATGTTGGTGATAAGCGGCTTCGGCATCCACTAGGTCGTTATGTGCTTCGTCAATTAGTTTGCTGAGATCCTTTAGGCGAGCCTCAACCTGTACCGGAGTTACAACGCTCACTTGTATTCACCTAACGCAATCTGAGCGCAAGCATCCTGAACGAGCATCGCAACATTTTCGATTCCTAACTTTACGATCTTTTTGCGATCCTTTACTAGATCAAGGGCGCAGATCTGTTCGTAAATGTCTAGGCGAATCTCGGCTTCGAGGCGAGCGGTCATTAAGGCAAGTTGATTTGCTAGATACTCATCGGTATCTGCTCCAAGAATTAACTTGCCGCTATTGATCTCCCAATGTTGCTTGTGTTTACAGATCAGTTTCATAACATCATCCCATCCTCAGCGGATCGCCATACGATGCACTGATTTCCTTTTGTATTAGGTCGGGTCGTTCCCGAATCTATGACTAGCCCATTCTCTACGAGTGATCCGCGAATTGGTCGAACAGTATTGCCATCAAGATGCAACTGCTTCTCGATTTCTTGGTCGGTCATTCCAGCCATTCCCTTGAGAAGAATTGCTTCGTACACCTTCCGGCGAATCGTTCCTACTTTAGGTTCGATCTTTGCCCTTGCCTCAATAGAGGTACGCTGAATCGTCACGATAGATCCTGCACTCTTTTATTCAGGGCGTCCTTGAGAGTTGTTCCTTTCACCGAGCAATCTAAAAAATCCTTCTGTTCTGTCCATATTTCACGAAGGCGTGACACTTCGTTAGTCTTGTAAATCTCGTCAAGGATCTTTTCGAGGTTTGCCAATTCCTCAGGAGTCAAGGTACGCACCGCGTAAAGATTCTTACGAGGATTCTTTTCATAGCGTTCGACCTTTTCCATCTCTTCACGCGAAGGTCGCTTGTTTCCGGAGAATAAGAAATTGGCTAACGCTCTACCAATGGCGGAAGTTTCGCAGACTTCGAGAGCAGATGACTTCGTGACCATAGATGAGCCGACAATTTCCTCAGCCATTCCACTTGTTACCGCGCGAGCATCTTCACGATCAACATATACATATGCCTTGACTACGAACCGAGTTTCATCATTAAAGATAATGTCGGTGAGGATTCTTCCGTTCGGGAATTGCTCCCAAAACTTTTTAATGCGGGATTCGACTGTATCGTAATCCTCTAGGTTGAAACGACCTGCCATTTTATGCACCTTCCTTCTGTTTGTAGTAATCGGGTAAATTTGGATCTTTCTTCATTAAGAAAATACGAGCCTGACCATACTTTGCAAAATCTTCTAAGACTTCACATTGTCCATTGACAACTTGTCCAACTGTCCAATAAGTTTGTTTGCCGTCATCACTTTGTTGCTTAATCACATAATAATTTCCATCGGCGGTTGTGTAAAAACCAGCGTGACCTCTTTTTAGATTGAATACATATCGAGCCATTTTTATGCACCTGCCTCAACCATTAGGGAGGCGATTTCTTCTCTAGCATTACTGACCGCTTCAAAAAAGTTTTCAGGATCTGAAACATATCCAAGTTTGAAAGAAAACTTGCCGGCGATATTTCCGTACCACAATTCGTGCATACCATCGACTGTGTAAAGGCGATAATTTTCTGATTTTGCGATTAACTTAAACTTCATTTTCTTGCCTTTCTGTTGGGATCCGTTCTCTCGGATCTGATAGGCATAATCTATTACGACAATCCCCGAAAGTCCATAATCTATTAAAAAAGATTTTGGGCGAGTCTTGTGCGAGGATTGACCTATGATCCGAGTTCAGATAAGCCTATGGAGCCTTGCCGTGATGGTCGAGGCTGAGCCTAAGTACCCCGATCAGATTGACGATATTGTGAATCGGGCTAGTCAGTTATTCGTGACAGGGCTGATGGCGGCTAAGAATCAGGATCTTGATATTGCTCAGGTTAGTTTCTTTGACCTAGATGAAGACCGCGAAATCGAGGATTAGACTTTTTTCTGCTCTAAGTATAAAAAAGGAGCCGCCGTATATGGGTCGTGCCGCCCTGCTATCTCTAAGGACTCACTAATACTAGCCCCGGCCTCTAACGCGCCTATGGCAAGGCTGGAACCGCTTCCGACCCCATAAAATCCTGACGAACTTAAACTCACCGCAAAATCGTCTGCAATATCGAAAACTTCTCCGCAGACCGCAATCAAAAAGGCGAATCTAGGCTCATCATCTTTTTCGGAGTCCAGTTTCAGGTCGTTGTCCTTAAACGCTTGCTTGAGGCTAGGAATTACCTTGGCAATTATGAAATGGTAAAGATCCTTACGATCCTCAACAGTCGGCTTCGGCGGAGTCCAAATATGCTGAGCCACATCGCAGTAACTCGATAACCCACTACCGGCGATGATGAACTGACCCCTTGTAGAAATCTTCACCATCCGAGGGTGATTGTATTTTCGCCCAGCCGTAACCAAGGAGTCAGCCCCGAACTCGACTCCATTCTCCTTTTGTACGGCAACGATCGTAGTCACTTAGTCCAACCATAATCTGTATTCGGAAGTGACTCGACCCTTTTCAGGATCTACGAAGTGAAGTCGTTGTGAAGGTTCACCATTACTGGCAAGGAGATCGCGGGCATATCTGTTACCGGTTTCTACCGCACCGGACATAAAGACGGAGCCTTCTCCGTTGGCCATATTCCAAGACTGGTGCTGGTGATAGTGACCGATATAGAGATCTCGAAAGTCGAAGCCTTTGGTGAGTGAATCAACTTCATCGAAGAACTTATACGCACCCGATTTCCAGCGGTCAGCGAATCTGACGATAGTCGAGGCCGTACCCCATCGGATTTCATCTCCGTGAATAAGTAACGCTTTGTAGTTTCCAATGGTAACCCTCTGAATATCCTCTTTAGTCATCTGCCAAGTTAAACGCTTCTCATCTTTTAATGCTTGACCCGCGAACATATAAGTGAGTTTGTCCCAGTTAATGTCTTTTGGAAGTTCACCGAACTTTCCAATACGCCCGTGATTGCCCGGCTCGCATATAACTGTGACTTTCTCAAAGTTAGCGAGAAGGATACGAACTACATCTATGAGAATGCGAGAAGCCTCAACGAACTGAGTCATTACATCTGAATCGACTTCGTAAACTTGAGCCGGAAAGATTGTTGTATTTTCTACAATATCTCCGCCGAGCATTAACACGATCTCTTTTACAGGGTGATCTGCTCTTTGGATATTAGCGATTCGAATTGTTTTCTCAACAGATTGCTTGACTAAGCGTTCACACTCTTTGGTGTTGTAAGTAAGGGTGTGCTTGCCTAACTGCCAATCCGTAGAGTGCAATAGTGCAACCTCTCCACGCTTATTACGCGGATCTTTTTTAGGAGCAGGTACGGCTGGCATTGGTCCAGCGGATAACATCGCATCGTGGGCGGCATTGACTACTGCTTGAGTGAAATCTTCTTTGTTTCGCTTGAGATCAGCAATCGTCTTTTGAGAACGGAGAAGTGCCTTACGGAGTTCGACAACATCTTGTGACTCCGGTTCGGGGATTTCATTAAGGCGTTTGCTAAGGCTCATTCGATACCCATAATATCTTTGCCGTGTTTCGTGTAACCCTCTTTATCGAGCCACGAATCATCTTTGTAAGGGTTATAGAAAAGGCGAACAGACTTAAGCGCATCCATCATTAGCGCAACCTGATATGCAGGAATATCGTCCTCAAGTTTAAGGAATCCAGCCCACACGCGACCAATAGCGGTGAACTCAATAAACGCATCGCCGTATTCATCTAAGCGTTCTTCGAGGATTTCTTCTACTCGATTACGGGGCATTTGCACTTTCCATTTCTGTGATTAGAGAAAGTTGCTTCTGCTATTTGATAACCCTCAGAGCGAAGTGCGGCAGTAAGAGTTGAAGTCGGGGTGCCTTTTAGAATGTGCGCCAGTAGATCCTTGCGATCTTTCTCATCCAGCATTTCGATGATGATTGCGAGGGTGCATTTAGATTCGGACTTAAATGTATGTTTTTCGATTGACTCGGCTAGTGCCATTTTTGCCTCCTTGTGAGAAGCGTACCGAGAAATCTTCTGAGAAGCGAACAGAAAAGAAAAGAGCCGCGGCAGATAATTTTTAGGGTTATCCGAGGCGGCTCGTTCTTGTAACTAGATAGCACTCTAGGGTTACAGGGTGAAACTATGTAATTGTCCTGCCGGTTGGCATTGGGTA